AATCCATGCTTGCCACAATCCTTGCCGTTTTTATAGGTAAAGGTCATTCGGGATGATGACCGTAAAGCCGTACCACCAAACCCCTTTTTCTTCCCTGATTAACTCATCGCTTTGAACGTAAATTTTGCGCCAACCACCCGGTTCAATGTTGAACAGCGTCAAGGCTTGAATCGCTGCCTCCATGATTTCAAGAACGCCTTGATGACCTTCCTTTACCCGAAGGCTTCGCGCCCCGCAAAGAACCGTCACTTGGGAAGCCCGTTGTTGAACAACAGCTAATTGCTCCGGCGGGGAATACGTTGAACCCGTGTACCTCACCAAAACGCAACCCTTCGCGCCGCGAACAGCGTATTGCCCCGGGTCCTCGGGCGCGGCTTCCACGGTGATATGTTCCAACAACTGATCGCGAAGCCGCGCAACGATTGCATCTTCGATTTGGCTTGCCGTCATATCATGCGGTTAAGCGTGTCAAGGCTGAACATCCTATCCCCTTCCGCCTTGTTGCCTATGACTAAAACAGGCGGCGGGGCTTCCGAACTATCAAACAAGCGGGCGGTTCCTGATTGAATTTCCCGAAGCGTTTTCAACGCCCTGTCGTACCGCTTGGAAATCTCCTCCGGCATAGCCTGATCGAACCGCCGCGAATAGAGCCGATAGATAGTCAGATCAACAGCTACTTGGATAATTAGCGGCGGGAAGGGCGTTGCAAGCGGCAAGGCATACCGCCCCCGGAGGTAGCTGTCCATCAACTCCGCCGCGTCACTTGCGGCGGAATCAAAAACAGAATCAACGACTTCCCCAGTCAGGTCATCATCCGTTAGTTCAATAACTGACTGTTGCGGGAAGCGTTGCACAACATCCGGGAGCGTACAGTATGCCATTGGGGGCCGTTAGTTACCTTGTTTGAGAGAACACTCGAAGTAGATACGCCCGGCCCTTTTTAGTAGGTTGTGACGCAAACAACAGCATCGGGATCGTGAACCGCTGTGAGGAACGAAGAGGCAACCTCCTGATATGTTCCATCGGGGTTTTTCACCGTGAACGTGCGCCCGTAAAAATGCTCGGTATGAATACCATCTTCACGGAACACCGGCCCCCAATGCGTACGGAAATGCGGGCATTGTGAGGCAACGAAGATTGCGTTCTTCGGGTTGATGAAATCAGCATCAGCCCCCGCCGTGTCTTGGTACTGTTGGTTATACTCCCAAAATTCGATACCGGCGATCATGCCAATACGCGTTGCCGCTTTTCCTTGCGGGCCGTTAAGATCAACCGTTCCCGTGCGGAAATTGTTCGTGTCAAGAATCTTCTGAATCGTAGCATCTGCCAACAGTTTTTCAGCCGCCCCGGTTCCAATGATGCACTTATCAGCGGGGAAGCCGCAAAGGTTCATCGTTTGGCGGCGGTACTTGCGAATATCGTCAAGCATTTTTGCCGTTCCTGTGTCCCATTTTGCAGCCCCTGCAAGCGTCACAAGATGCGTGTTGGCGACGTACCCGAAATCGACCTCGAACTCCAAATTGTCTTGCGCAACCGTGATCTTTCCCTGCAATGCTTGGCAGGCCATGAGCTCGCGGGCGCGGCTGATCCGGTCCTTCAGTTCTTGGGCTGATTCCGCAAGGCGGCGGTTCCGGTAGTCATTCAACTGTCCGGCGTTACTAGCGTAAGGCGAACCAAGCCCGCCAGCATCTTTTTGCATGAACAGTTCTTGCGGGCTGAAGAACTGAGAAAGCGCAAGCTCGGGGAGCTTGACGGTTTTGGCAACCCGCGCCCGCTTGTTCACAACCCGGGCCGCTTCGCCCCTGTTAATGTATTCAGCAACGCGCTTGCTTCCTGATATGATTTCAAGATCAACCTTATCGGAAAGGTGATCTTGGCTCCTGCCAAAGATCGTATCGGCAACAAACGCTTCGGGCGATTGTTGCTTGTTCACCAAGTCAGTGAGTGAACGCCAGTCAAAAAGATTCACAGCCATTAATCTTTGCCCTCCTTGATGATTACGCCGCGTGCGGCGAGTTTGTCAATGCCGTTTGCATCCGCGCCCGTCAATCCTTTCTTGTTGAATACGCCTGTTGCGTAGTAGAAAGTTTTCACATCGCCGCCCGTTGCGTTCGTATCCCGTGCCATGATTCCAACCGGGTTTTCGCTCCCGTCATTGTTGCCGGAAGCATAGGCTTTCAACTTGCCGCTTGCTGTGACTTTTCCAACAACTGTCCCCCGTGTGAGGTTTTGCCCGGAAAGCAATGTTCCCGGCATATCCACGGCCTCATATTGGCCAAGAAGGACGTTATCTACCGCTTGCGTTTCAAGGGTCGTAACCCCGTACGATTCTGCCATGATTAAACCCTCCGGCTTGTAAGTTTTGCAAGGTCATCAATTTCTTTTGCGTGTTCCGCGTTGCCCGCCGGAACCCCGTAACCGCTCAATTCCCCCTCGGCATATTGAGCCGGAAGGCCTTGTAAAAATTGCTTGAAAAGATCAACAGCCGCGCCTTCCTGTTGCTTCCCTTCCGCGTCACTGAAGCGCAACGTTTGCCCGCTTTCCGCAAGGCAATTCATTATCTCCGTGACCTTCGGTTGCATTGCCGGGGTAACGCGGGTTTTCATCTCATCGCCGCCTAAAAACTCCCGGAATTGCGCGGCGCGGATTTCGCGCTGAAGCGTTTCAATCCGCGCCTCCAAGCTATCCCCTTCCCTAAAGGCGGAAGCGGGCTTGGGCGGCGTTTCTACCCCCTCTGTGGGTTCCTCTTTTTGAGCCGTTGCGGCGGCATCATTTGCAGCGGGTTTTTTCCCCGCCCGTAGTTCTGCCAACAGCTCATTAACCGAAGCCGTTAGCCCCGTAATGAGTTCCGTTAGCTGTTGCAAGGCCTGTTCATCCATTGCGGTTTTGCGGTTTGGTTGTTGTTGATTCTCATCGGCTATCGGTGACGCTGATTCTTCAGCAAAAAAAACGCGGCACACGTCATCGGCAAAGGCCGGAATTTCCCCCAAACCTTTAACCGCCGGGGGAACCGCGCCCAAGAAGCCAACGTGTTTCAGAAGGCCGGAGGGGTAGTGAGCTATTGAGCGGAATTTGTACCGCCCCGCCCGCAATTCCTCCGCGAATTCTTCAGCAACTTCCTTGAACGTTGCGAACAGTTCGCCGCCCTCATACCGGAGTTTTTGTACCCAACCGAACGCGGGCTTATCCGCCTCTGGATGACCTTTAACCGCCGGGGCAACATGGGCCGTTTGGCTGTTGTACACCTCGGCAATCCGCCGAACATCTTCCGGCGTGTAGGTCCGCTCATTCCCGCTCGCGTCGGTATGCCGTCCCGCCCTGAAAATTTTGATCTCCGGTAACGTTGCCATGACGGGGCGAATATCAGCGGCAAGCGGCTGATTCTGTGTCGCATTGCGCGGCATATTTTGCGCCGTGTAGTATGCCGCAAAAAGAGGCTCACCCCGTATGAGATTGGCCGCATGGAAGAAGCCGTTGTTTCACTGAATGACCTACGCCCCGAAGCGCGAAACGCCCGGCGGCGAACGCCAAGAAGCCGCAAGTTGATTCAGGAATCGCTTGCCGAGTTTGGCCCCGCCCGTTCGGGCGTTGTTGATGAAGATTTGAACATTATTGCAGGCAACGGAACGGCGGAAGGCTTGGCAGCCGCCGGTATTACCCGCGTTCGCGTTGTAGAACCTGAAGATGATGAATGGGTCGTTGTCAAGCGTTCCGGCTTGACGGCGGAACAGAAGAAGCGCTTGGCCCTGATTGACAACCGGGCGGGGGAACTTTCCGAATGGGATGGCGAGACGCTGTTGGAACTGAAGGATGAAGGCTTCAATCTTGAAGGCATTTTTAGCGCGGAAGAGTTGACGGGATTTGCTGAAGGTGAAGGCGGCGGCGGGGGTTCCAACCAATTTCCAACAGATAAATCCGAAGGCAAAGCCGGTTCGCTTTTGGAACGGTTTCTTGTGCCGCCGTTTACGGTGTTGGATTCGCGTCAAGGGTATTGGCAGGATCGCAAGCGAACTTGGCTTGCGCTTGGCATTGAAGGGGAAACAGGGCGCGGCGAAAACCTCACCCTTGCCCGTTCATCCCTCCCTTCTGAGTACTACGAGATCCGCAACGAAATGCGGCGCAACAACGGCGGCGTTGATCCGAGTTGGGATGAAGTACACGCGGAAGCATCACGGCGCGGGAAACTGTTCGCATGGACGAAGGGAACAAGCGCGTTCGATCCTGTGGTTTGCGAGCTTGCGTATGCTTGGTTCTCACCCCCGGGCGGAACCGTTCTTGACCTTTTCGCGGGCGGCGCGGTTCGCGGCGTTGTTGCTCATAAGTTGGGGCGAAAATACGTTGGAATTGAATTGCGGGAAGAACAGGTTGCCGCCAATCACCGCAACTGGGATTCGCTTTCTGATCGCTCAATATTGAGCGGCGAAGCGGCGGGCGAAGAAGCCCCGAAACCCAATTGGATTATTGGGGATTCACGTGATGCAATGACACTTGCGCCGGGGGAATATGATTTCTTTTTCACTTGCCCCCCGTATGCTGATCTCGAAAAATACAGCGATGATCCGCGTGATATTTCAACCCTGAAATACCCTGATTTCCTAGCTGTGTACCGCAAGATAATTTCGGCGGGCGTTCATCAACTGAAGCCGGATCGCTTCGCCGCAATCGTTGTTGGTGATCTTCGTGATGGGAAAGGTTTTTACCGGGGGTTTGTTGCTGATACCATCGCGGCATTTGAAGCCGCCGGGGCGCGGTTCTACAATGAAGGAATCTTAATCACGCAAGCCGCCTCGCTTCCAATTAGAAGCGGCAAACAGTTTTCAGGAAGCCGGAAATTGGGGAAGAGTCATCAACACCTTCTTGTATTTGTGAAAGGCGATCCGAAGCGGGCAACGGAGGCTTGCGGCCCTGTTGTTGTTGCTGAAATGGAAGAAGGTGAGGAACAGGAAATTGGGGGAATTGAGGAACAGGAAGATTCGGGAAATTAAATCTTTAACCTATGGCTAAGCGCGGCGATTATGAATACAACCATTGGAAACTTGCGGAGGCTTACAAGGCATTTGTGAAGCAATGGCGGCGCACGCCAACGGCGCGGGAACTTGCTGAAGATTGTGAGTTGGATGAAAAAACCGTGCGAACTCACTTAAAAAAAATGCGGTTCGTTGCGAAGGAACACCCCGCCCGAATTCTTACCAATGATATAATAAACGCCCTTGCGTCAAAGGCTTTGAGCGGTGATCTCGCGGCCTTTGATCGTTGGATGCAGGTGATGGAAGAATATGTTCCAAAGCAAGAAATTCGACACGCTGATGCCAAAGGAAAGCGGCTTAAAAGCGTGACGATCAGAGTAATCAACGGGCAAGGAAATTCAACCGAAAATAACAGTGGATGAAGTAGATATTTCCTTCCAAGTTACGCCGGTTTTCTTGGCCAATTATCAGGCGCAAGAAGGCGTTGTTGTGAACAGGGGCGGAACCCGTAGCAGTAAAACATATTCGTTGGCGCAACTGTTGGTTCTGAAACTTTTCACCGAACCCGAAAAGCAAATTCTGATTGCGCGGCGTACGTTGCCCGCGCTGAAGATTTCAGCGATGAAAGATGTTATTGATATTCTTCACGCCCATGATATTTACGATGGGGTTCAGCATAACAAGGCGGAAATGACCTTAACCTGTGAAGCAACGCGTTCGCAAATTGTCTTCCGAAGCCTTGACGATCCACAGAAATTTCGCGGCCCTGAATGGAACTATGTTCTTCTAAATGAAGCCAATGAAATCCCGTACGAATTGTTCCGCCAAATTCAATTGCGTATGTCCCGGAACAGCAAGGACGGGAAAAAGAATCAGCTGTTTTTAGATTTCAACCCGGATGATCCCGAGATATGGATTAAGGCGGAATTGGAGGATAAAGGCCGCTGCAAAACGGTTGTAAGCACCTACCGGGATAACTCTTTTTTAAGCCCTGAAACCGTTGCCAACATTGAATATCTGAGAGAGAACGACCCGAATTTTTGGAATGTTTTTGGCTTGGGTTTGTACGGGCAACGGAACAAGGGATTGATTTACCCGGCTTGGGATACGTACACAGAGGAACCGCCCGAAGGGCTTGTTCGATTGTACGGATTGGATTTCGGATTTAATAAGCCCGCCGCATTGGTTGAAGTACGCGCCAACAAGGCAGAAGCGTACGTTCGGGAATTGCTTTACAGGGAAGGCTTGACCGACGTGGAATTGATTTCAATGCTGAAGGAGCTGATTCCAAACCGCGCCGATTATTTGTATGCCGATGCAGCGGAACCCAAAGCCATCGAAGCAATTCGCCGCGCCGGGTTCAACGTGTACCCGGCGGATAAATCAGTGAAGCCCGGAATTCTTTTCACGAAGGCGAAGCGGTTGCATTTTCACGGCGAAAGTGAGAACCTGAAAAAAGAGGCACGGAGCTACAAATGGAAGGAAACAAAAAACGGGGAACTTTTAGATGAACCGCTGAAATTTCGCGATCACCTTATGGACGCGCTCCGGTACGCGCTGTTCACCTACGGCCAAAAATATTTGGCATCATCAACCTCGGATATCGTTCTCAAAAAATACACGCCGCAACGCCAGCGGCCTTACTTACAAGGGTTTTAACGATGAAGCCATTTAGCAAGCTACGCGAAGCCATACGGCTGTTTTCGGAGCCGGGGTTATACGTTGCCCGCCCCCCCGCAAATAAGCCGCTTGAAACGGAATTAACGCGCCCGGGCGGCGTTGCCGATCCTTCGCCGTTTTCGGTTACGGAGGTGATGCCGAACCCTGATTCAGTGTTGCGGGAACTTGGCTTGACTGAAACCGCGTACACTGAGATTCTTCAAGATTCGCAAGTTGCCGGGGCGTTCCGTTCCCGCAAGGCAGGCGTTCAAAAATTGCGTTGGGCTGTTGACCGCGATCAAACAAAAAGCGCGGAAGCCCAAGCGATAGAAGAAATGTTTAGCCGCTTGGATATGTTCGGTATTATTGGCGCAATTATGAATTGCTTGCCATGGGGATTTCAGCCGTTGGAAATTGTTTGGCGGCGGCGCGGCTCACTGATTGAGCCGGAAAAGATCACAGCCCCGCCCCGAAAATATTTCCGGTTCAATCGCGCCGGTGATCTCCTGCTCGCTTCGCAATTCAACCCAAGCGGCGGGGCTGTTCCGCCCCGGAAATTTTTAATTGCGCGGCATGAAGCAACAACAGAAAATCCCTACGGCAACGCAATTCTTGGGCAATGTTTCTGGCCGGTCAAAGTGAAAAAAGGGGGGATGCGATGGTGGGTGAATTTCGCTGAAAAATACGGGATGCCCTGGCCGCTCATTCGCTACCATGAAGGGGATGAAGAACGGCTCCAATCCTTCATGTCCGTATTTACGGCGGCGGTGCAAGATGCTGTTCTTCTTTTTCCTGATTCCCTTTCCGTTGATATTGCGCAAACAGGCTCACCGGCAAGCGCGGAAATTTTCGAGCGGTTGCGGAATGCTTGCCGCGAGGAAATAGATACCGCTTGGCTAAGTCACAACGCGGGAACAACAGCAACGCCCGGAAAATTGGGTGGGGATGTTAGCGCGGAATCAGCAAGGGGGGATTTGATAGGCGCGGATATTAAGCTAGTGGAAGATGTTTTCAACACCCTGATCCGTTGGATTTACGAACTGAATTGGGGCAACGTTTCGCGGCCCCCACAGTTCATGCTTTACGAGGAATCGGATGTTGATAAAGGCCTCGCTGATCGGGATAAAATCCTATTCGATATCGGGTTCCGGCCCAAGAAGGATTATTTCGTTGACGTGTACCGGCTGAAGCCGGAACATTTCGATATCGATCCGAACGCCGCCGGGGCTGATTCCGCGCCAACGTTTGCCGAAGGGAAAGGGCGGGAAGATGATGACGCGCAAGCCGTCATTGATGCAATCGCCGGGCGGTTGACACCGGAGCAACTCCAATTCCAAGCCGAGCAATTTCTGAAGCCTGTGGTTGCGCTCATTACCCGCTCGGCCTCATACTCGGAAGCGATGGAAGGCCTTGCGGAGCTATACCCGAAGGTCAACACGGGTGATCTTCAGGCCGTTCTTGAACGGGCGATTTTCATTGCTGAAACCGTGGGGAGGGTTTCCGTCAATGCCGAATCTGAATGAACTCACAGCCCTTGCCGCGTTTGATCTTCCGCTTGAAGAAGCTGTTGATTTCCTGACAAAGAAGATTTCAACCTTCAGTTGGTCATGGGATGAATTGACGGCGGCGGCTCACCAACAAGCCTTCACTGTCGCAAAGGTTTTGCAGGCGGATGTATTGGAAAGCATCCGGGGCGCGTTGGAAGCCGCACAAGCCAAAGGAACGCCGTTTGAAGCGTTCAAGAAAGAGTTAGAGCCAATCCTCCGCGCCAAAGGTTGGTGGGGGGAACAGGAACTTGAACACCCAATCAGCGGGAAGCCTGTGAAGGTTCAGCTTGGCTCGCCGTGGCGGTTAGAAACTATTTACCGAACCAACCTGCAATCAGCTTTCCAAGCGGGGCGTTTTAAGCAACAGCAAGCCCTTGTTTCGCGGCGACCCTTCTTCCAGTACCAAGCGGTTACGGATACGCGAACCACGGGCGTTTGTCGTGCCTTACACGGGAAGGTATTCGCGGCAAGCGATCCGATTTGGGCGCGGGCGTACCCGCCGAACCACTTCAACTGCCGGGCGCGGGTTGTGAGCCTATCAGAACGGGAATTGAAACGCGAAGGGCTGATTCCTGAAGGGGGGGGCGGCTTCAAGGATTGGCAGCCTGAAAAGGGCTTTTCAGGCTCACCGGCGGCGGCTTGGGAACCGGATGTTGCGAAATACTCACCGGGGATTCGTAAGCAACTGAAGGCGGAGTTAAAACTTGTTGATGACTGAAACCAAAAGAGCGAGCCATGCCGGAAGAAACCGAATTCGATCTTGCCGCTGAAGATGTTCAGCGGTTGCTTGCTACCCTACGCAAGAAAACGGGCAACCTTGCCCCCGTACTACGGGAAATCGGCGAGATGCTCGTTTCCTCTATCCAACGGAATTTTACGGTTGGCGGTAGGTACGGGCCGGGGCCGTTCGGCGGCGGCCTTAGCCGTTGGCGGCCTTCAGGGCGGGCCGTTCGGGAATCAGGCGTTACGCTATCAGACACGGGCCAACTTGCGGCATCAATCACAGCCCGCCCCGTCGGGGAAGCGGGCTTGCTGATTGGCACAAACAAGGTTTACGGGGCGATTCACCAATACGGCGGGCGGGCGGGCCGGGCGGGTTCCGCGCTGATTCCGGCGCGGCCCTTCATAGTGATTCAGAAGGAGGACCTTCAAGAAGTGGCTGATATAATCAGCGATTACCTTTCGGCGAGGTGACGGGCGGCGGCCCGTACTTTCTCAGTACTCACCCCAAGCCGGGCGGCAATGATTCTTGCATCACAATCACCTTCCCCCCCGTTGGTCATTACCGAGCGGATATACCGCTCAAACAGCGGCGCAATTGAAACCGGCTTGGGGATGTAGAACCGCCCGCCGCCCAAATGAGCAAGAAGGCTTTTCACAACCTCCATCCCGCAAGCATCATGGATAAGCCTGATATCGGGCGGCAAATCTTCAGCGGTTAGAAGGTCCAAGATCGCCGAAACCCGGGGCGGCGGCGCGACTATTCCTGCCAATGAAAGCGGCTCACTGTGTAGGCTCATATCGGTTGAATGGTTGTGTCCGGATTTGAAAAATCGTTCCATTCGGTTCGGATTCGTACCGTGAAAAGCGTTTGAAGAATCGTCACCTCCGCCTCGTATTTCCTAGCATAGGCCGCCGCCGTAGCAACCGCCGCTTCTTGTGCATCATACCGCTCGAAGTACCCGGTTTCAAAGCAAATGACCAAAAATTGTTGCCGTTGGCTCATTCCCTGAATCCTTTTGAAAGTGTGTTGATAACCCGGGGCGGCCTTCGCTCCGGGTGTTTGTTTCGTTGCTTGCTACAATTTCAAACCTTACGGCTATCGGATTTGAACGACTCGGTTCAATGTTCTTGCCCCTTGTGCCTATCAACAGGGGGCGGGAAACCCGCCCCCTGTTCTTGGTTCGTTATGCTGATTCCTCCTCGCCCAACCCGTACTCGGCTGTGGCGTGAACCACTTCTTCTCCCAACCGCCGGGCGTAGCTTTTCAGGCTCACAAGGGTAAGCCCAAGCGCCCGTTCAATTGCTTTCAGTACTTCGGCCTTGCCCCCGTATGCCTCTGAAGCCGCCTGCTCGATGCCGTCAACCTTGCGAACGATTAGAAGGCTGATTTCCTCCTCGCTCGTATCTGATTGAGCGGCCTCATAACAGCGCAACAACTCGTCAAGAGTTGAAGTGGCTTCGTTGATCTTTTCCGCGATTGTGTAAAACTCATCGATGATCGTCATTTCGTTACCCTCTGTGTTTTTTGTGTTGTAGTGAAAAGTTGGGGGCGGGCTTCCCGCCCCCGGTGTTGATGATTACGGAAGGACCTCGGTGATGTCGCCCATTAGGTAGGAGATGAACAGCGGCGAAGGGCTGATTCCTTCGCCGCTGTTCGGTTCGTCACGCCCGAAGGGTAAGCCCCCGGGCCATGATTGCATCCGCCGCCCCTTCTATCCATGCGGAGGTATGCGTTGGTTGATGCTCGTGATTTCCTTCAAACAGGAACGCCCGAACAGCATCCAACACATCGAGGTATTCCGCCGCCTCATGGTGTAGGGCCGCATCGAGCCGATGAAGCCATGATTGAACCGTGGCTTGGGTTACAATCTTGCCCCAAGCGGCCCCGGCGGCATAGGCTGATTCCCAACGGGCAACGGCCATTTGCATATAAGGCACGTTATCCCCTTTGTCATAGCCAAGCCGCGCCCAAGCGATTTCATGCCCCTTGTGGTTCACAGCGGCAAGCCCTGTAACCCAACGAAACGTTGTCCGGGTATCATCCCAATACTGGAAAAGGCGGCTTTTGACGCAAGGGTATTTTAGCTCCTCAGCATCAACCTCGGTGAGGTCAGGAATAGCATTGGCGGCGGCCTGAATTGCGGCTTCGTTGGCGGTCATTTTCGTTGTTGTCATCTTGTTACCCTCTGTGTTTTTTGTGTTGTAGTGAAAAGTTGGGGGCGGGCTTCCCGCCCCCGGTGTTGATGATTACGGAAGGACCTCGGTGATGTCGCCCATTAGGTAGGAACCGTCCGGTTGCGCAACGCAAAAGCGTGTGGCTCCGGCTCCCTCAAACTCTTCCTTGATGTACTCTAAAAAGATGCTTTCAGAGGAAACAGCAACCTTGCCGATTGTGCTAAAAACGCCCATGATTAGATAGGAAAAATTGCCATCATCATCGTTAATCGCGTCCATATCAACTTGAACCATGATTGCTTCCGCTGATTCCGTGAAAACGTCTTTTTGCTTGGATTTGCCGTTTTTGTCAACGATGCCAACATAGCGCAAGCGCGAGCAGATTTGCCGATGCCAATCTTTGTGCTTCATCGTTTTCATATCCTTCGGGATGATGATCGTGATGCTGTCAGCCGTGATCGTCATGTTGGGGCGGCGGCTGAATTCTTGTGCTGTGATCGTAGTCATGTTGTTTCTCCGTCTTAGTGTGTTTTTTTAGGCTGATTCCCGTCAGCCCTTCGGCAACCAACGGCTCGTTCCGTTGATCTGCCACAAACATAAGCATTCGCCCCCATGCGAGTCAAGCGTTTTACGCCCCGAAACTGTGTGACTCGCGAGAAAGTTTTCAAACCGCCCATTCTTGCACGATTTCAGCGATTATTTTTTTAACCAGCTCAGGATTAAGGCGCGGTTGGCGCGAATCCATTCAAGTGTCTTCACGATGGCCTCCATTTTTTGAACTTCCTGATTCGCGAACGCCGCGCTAATCCGCCGGTTGGCTATCTGTTTCGGGTACACAGAGCGGCGGAGTTGCAACTCCCGTTGCGCACACCCGATCATCTCCTCAATACTAACCTTGCCTTCCCCCGCGCCGGAATCAGCGCGGGGGAATAGCTCATTGTACACGTTGGCGTTTGGCTGTTCCGGCATCACGTACCCCCTTGCCCGTTTAACGCCCCGTTGGGGTCATCTACGGGATTTAGAAGTTCTTCCTTCTGTATCCGTGCCTCCTGTTCCTTGAATTTGTCCCGGCAATTCATGCAAACAAGGAATTCACGATGTCCGGTATCGAGTTTCCATACGGTAATCGCCCACCATCCTATGGGTACTTCTTTTTCTCTATACACGTTGCGGTATTCCCCACAGCAATCGCACGTGCATTGCCATCGGCTAGCATTTCTCATGTCGGTTTTGGTTTGTGTTTAGTGATCTGTGGCTTCAATCTTCCGGGGTGAACGGAATCATCTGTTGCGCCCGCTCGCCCCGCACGTAGGCTTCAGCTTCGGCGCAAGCCCGCTCAAAATCTTCCTTTGCCTCACCCAAAAAAATGCAACGCGGCGTTCTCAGTACCAACGGCTTTTCCGCGCCGTAAATCAGCCGCTCGGCTGTGATGATATACTCCAAATCCTTCGTAATCGAAACGCCCGTAATGAACAGCCCCTTGCCCCAATCTTCGGGAAGTTCAGCAAGCTGAAGAAGGTGAGGCCGTAGGGCTTGAAGGCTTTCATAAAATGAGGGCGCGGCGCGATCTTCTGAATGCAATTCCAGCACCTCCATACGCCCGCTTGCGCCCCGTTCCTGATACTGAATCGCAACGCCTTTTGCTGTGATCTTAATCCGCTGAATCATGCTGTTCCTCCGTTCCGTCTCTTAAAAACCGCCGTGATATACCGCTCCGCAAGGAAGGCCCGCAACTCAGGCGCGTCACGCCACTTAAATCTTCCCAAGTATCGCCTTGAATTTTCTTTCATATCAAAATTCCCTCGCTTGCTCCCATGGCGTTTTTAATGCTGATTCCCCTTGTCGCCAAAGGTCCTCGAAGTGGACCAGGTCAGCAACGAACCGGCATTTCACGGTTCCCGTTGGGCCGTTCCGCTGTTTCCTGATTATCAACTCGGCGATTCCGGCGGTTGATTGCCCGTCCTCATCAACGTCAATCCCGTAATACTCCGGGCGGTGGATGAACATCACTTGATCGGCGGCTTCCTCTATTCCCCCGCTCTCTTTCAGGTCCGAAAGTTGGGGCCGCCTATCCACGCGGCTTTCAAGGGCGCGGTTCAATTGAGCAAGGGCAACAACCGGGATATTCAACTCCTTTGCCAAGTTCTTCAGCCCCCGGGAAATCGCCGTAACCTCGGCGGCCTTCGTACCCCGTTGGGTATCATCTGAAACCAGCTGAAGGTAGTCAACAAACAGGATTCCGATTTTGTGTTTTCGGTGTAGCAACCGCGCCCGGGTTTTGATCTGTTCAACCGTCAAGCCGGGGGAGTCATCAATGAAAATCGGAAGCCCGGTTGCCTCAAAAATCGCCCGCTCGATGCTTGGAATATCATCACCTTCAAACCCGCCATCGCGGAATTTTAACGCCTTCACTTTTGACCGGCTTGCAATTGCGCGGGCAATCAATTGAACGTCACTCATTTCCAAAGAAATGATTCCGGCGGCTTGCCCTTGTACGGAAGCCGCGTATTGCGCGGCGCAAACCAAGAAGCCGGTTTTGCCCATGCCGGGGCGGGCGGCCCAAACGTAAAGGTTTGAGGGCAACAGCCCGCCGGTTTTCCTGTCGAAGTCAAAGATTCCGGTTCCAACCCCGGGCACCTCACCGGGCTTCAACGTTGCCAACCGCCGAACTTCCGCCGTTAGGCTTGTGAGTACGGCGGAGATATGCCGGGGGCCTTTGACCATGCGGCCTTCCACCAACTCGTTGATCGTTCTTCCCGCTGAATCCAACAACTCGATCGCGTCCGTCCCTTCCTCATACGCGGCTTCTAACAGCCCGCTTGCCTCCGAAATTATCCGCCGCTTTATCGCGCCTTCAAGGATAATCTTCGCATGGAATTTTGCGTTGGCGGCGGAAGGTGTGAGCCGGTTCAATTCAGCGAGGTAGTAGCTTCCGCCAACGTCAAGCAACGTTCCTGCCTTGCGCAATTGCTCATTCAGCGTGACAATGTCCACAGGCTCCCCGCGCTTCCGAATCAGCATCGCCGCCCGGAAGATTTCCCCGTGATTGGCATGGTAAAAATGCTCGGGAATCAGCGAGGCGATCACTTCATCGGCAACATCCCGTTCAAGCATCATCGCGCCAAGTACTGCCTGCTCGGCTTCCTTGCTGTGAGGGGGAACCCTCACCCCGGGTGATGCGACAATATTGCCGTTCCCGTTAAGGTATTTTTTCGGGCGTTCGCTCATGCTCTCACCTCCTCACGAATCAGCCCTTCAGGAAGGGGGCGCGTTGCGTGTTCCGGCTTGACGAAGTAGGGCTTCCCGTCCGCGCCCTTGAACCGAACCCAATGCTTCGGCAACCCGTCGAATTTGGCCTTTGCGGCTTCAGCAAGGGCCGTGTGGTAGCCCATGACGTACCAAAAGCCGGTTGCTCCGTTTGAGGCCGTCTCGGCTGATTTACGGGGCAAATCCGCTTGCCGAATGAATAGCCCTTGATACCCGTTTGCGGCGCAATGCCGCAAGGCGGCAACGGCTTCAGCAACAGGAACCGGGGCGAGGAGCGTATCAACTTGGGCTTGGAAGAATTCGCGCCAACCGCGCTTCGGCTTGCGAAGCGTTCGCCGGTGATCTACCCAAGCGGCAAGGGCGGCGCGGAATTCCGGGGTTTCAAGGTGGGCCGGTATTTTGATTTCTTGAATGAAATTTTCAGCCGAAAGGGTTCCCCCCGTTTGGGGGGTAAGGGGGGATTGGTATTTGTTTTTTTCTTTGAAGGGGGTGCGGGGGAAACTTTCTTTTTTGTCATCCCCCCCGTTTTGGTTCCTGTTTGGTTCCTGTTTGGTTCCTGTTTGGTTCCCAACCGGCGAATTTTGCGAATTCTTCCGGCAACCGCGGTTCCTGTTTGGTTCCTGTTTGGTTCCTGTTTGGTTCCCAACCGGCGATTCTGTGAGTGAGGCAACCGCCTGCTCAAGGGCTGTGAGCCTAAGCCGCAATTGTTGCCGGGTCCATCCAAACAGCTTCGCATAATCGGCAAGCGTGCGTTCCCGTTCCTCACAGCGGTCAAGGTAAAGCCGCGCCGTTGCAGCCTCAAACGAAAAGGCCTCGCCTATCCGCTCGCGGGCTTCTTCGGCGTATTGGACGAGGGAGCGGAGCAAGGGGGATGAACCGTAAAATCGCCTCGGTTCCGGCGTTCGCTTCTTGGCTGATTTCTGAAGGTCCATCCCGTGCCGGTATTGCGGGGAAATTATTCTAAGTGCTGATTCCATGTTGCTGTGTTGCTTAGTGTTTATCGGTAAAGTGAGCGGGAAAGCTCCGCCTGACTTTTCGGCCTGTTCCCCGCTGTTGGTGAGCCGCCGGGCTTTTCCCCCGTTGGCCCTTCCCGGGCCGCCAACAAGGGCGGCGGGTTGATTCGTGACAATGCCTCGCGAGCATCCAAAGCATGGCCAACCGATGTCCGGCGTTCCCGCCCTTCGGCTGATACCGGCCACGTGACGAGGAGGCCCTCATCGCGCGGCCGGTATAGCGTGCGTTTGGAACAGCCGATAATCGCTTGCGCTTGCGATAGCTTGATTGCCGTATGGTAATCGCGGAAGATCACGTTAGAGGGCGGCGGAAGCCTCTGTTGGCGGTCGGAGCTCTTCGAGCCATTGCTTGCTTCGGAAAAGGTTTTGCGCGGCTATGTAGCTCCCGGCGGGTATCATGCTGAAGGCGGGAACGCCCCAGCGGATTTGTAGTGTCTTCGCTATCTCCTCATCGCTGAAACCCGTGCCTTTGGCGGCGGCTTGAAGCGCGTTTGCTTGCGCCGGTGAGATGAACGCCTTCACACCTTCCCGCGCCGCTTCTTCCCCTTCTTCCGCTGATTCCTCTATCTGTTCCCGCCGCCGTTCTTCAAGGCTCACCTTTTCCCGGAGCCGGGCAATTGCCGTTGCCGCCTGTTCCTGTGTGAGCCGCGCCGGATCGTGTTCCTTTTGACCGGAAACCCAAACCATCATATCGCGCTTTGCCGTCGCTATATCAGCATCGGCGGGCAAGCCCTTGTAACGCCGCAACAGGTCATCGATCAGCCGGTGATCTTCAGCCGAAGCAAGGGCAATTTTTGCGGCGGCCTTTGGCTGTTCCTCAATCTCAAACTCCGCAAGCTCTGATTCCTCATTGACCGCCCCCGCCCCCCCCCCGCCTTGCTCCGGCGCAACATCTGACTCCCCAAGCCCACCGGCGGCAAGGTCATACGGAAAAGCGCGGCGAAGGGCTAAGCGTTCGGCGGCGTTTCCCAACATCACATCCGGCATATTCTGCCAAGTGGTGTTTGGCTTCCCATCCCTCGCTTTTTGTACGTAGGAACCCCAACGGGCAACGGCCCAAAACGTATCGGCCAAGCCCTCTTTCTTCACCCCAAACCGGGCGGCCTTTGGCGGCCCATCTTCCAACCAAACATCGCGCCACACGCCGTCATCCCCACACCATTGTGGCCCCAAAAATCCAACGTATTTCCCCGTCCGTTCCGCAAGGATTCTTAGCCCGTCAATCGAAACTTGTGAGGTCATCACGTTCTTCCCTTCGGAAGCATCCCAGCGCTTAATGCAATAGATTTGCTTCGTGAACGGGTCCAAGCCCGTTCGCTCACATAACGCAAGGAATACCCGCAATTCTGCATCTGTAGCGCCTTTTGCGATTACATCCTTGATGATCCGCCGCTCCTCCGAAGAAAAGCGGCCTGTGGCCAACGTAGGGGCTTCCATGCCGTTCGTGTGGGTGATTGCTGCTGACGTGTTCATCGTATCGCCGTACCTCCTTGCCATGCGGCCAAAAGAGCGCGGCCAATCAGGTACGCAACGGCAACGGCAAGCAACGTTGCCCCGCATATCAACGCCCCGTTACTGAGCCGCTCCAAGTGACTGTTTTCAAGTTCCCGTTCCAACGCCGGGAACGCCCGCAATAGCTCATCGCGCTCCCGTAAATCCGCCGCGTTCTGTTGCTCCCGAACCGATTTGGAAATGTCATCCGTGAATATCATATTTGCCTCCGTTGTAGTGATGCGGATTCCTCCGCGTTCTTAGTGTCCCCGGTGAGCAAGCCCGCTCACCGGGGTTTTTATTTTCTGTTATTCGCCCGCTGTGATAGCCTCACCCACCGCGTCGCTTACCTCTGAGAGGTACGCCGCAACAGCCCGAACAAGGCCGCAAACGATGGACTTGGGTAGGAACTCAATCCCGGTGATTTCATGCGGAACCATGATGTACGCCGGCCCGCCGCTCTCGTTTGCGTGAACAATGACTCTCACATGGTAATCGTTGTGTGGTGTTGCTTCAAGTTTGATCTGAACCATTTCAAACTTCAACGCCGCCGCTTCCCGTGTTGACCATCGCTCGGCGGTTTGGAACAGTAGCTTGCTCCCGTGATCCGCCGCCGCCGCCAACTCTTTCAATGCCTTGCGCTCGGCAAGTTCCTGTTCCGTTGCTGTGATCTCATTCATTGGAATTCTCCGTTGTGTGTTGTTGTTGTTCGTTCTTCGTGTTTTTCGTCTCCGTGTCTCCGTCATCATACCCGGCCTCCGTCATCATGGCAAACCGGATAATTCGCTGTTGAACATTTCGTAATTGGAGCCGAAGGCGGTGTTCTTCCGCTATCAACTGCTCGAATATCCCCGCGCTGATTCTTCGCGCCTTTTCCGCCCCTTCTTCCCCCGTTGCGATCATATCATCACCCCGCCCCCTTCGCCGCTCATATCAAGGCTCCGCGTTAGTAGCATGATCGCCATTGCGTTCCAAGAAATACCGGCGTTCACGGCGCGATCTTCAACGCCTTTCCAAACGGCGGGGGGAAGATCAATTGGCCGGGTTATCCTGTTCGGAATCCGGCGGCTTCGCCCCCGCGAACGCCCGACACCTTTTTCCCGAGAAACCTTCATCGTTTTGCCCCGTATGGCTGTTTTTTTATACCTTAGTCATATGATATAACTACAAAAGCAAATTTACTGCTTTGGGTGTAACGAGTCAAGTCCCATCACACCGATCTACATAATTTTTTTCATGGACACGATTGGCTTGTGTCTTGTGATCTTGCGGGCCATAACCCGGCGGTTCGGTACAAGTACTATCGCCGCAAACAACGCGCTTCGGCTATCTCCAAATCGCTTTCAAGAACGGCGGAAGGGGAATCAGCGGAAGCGAATATTTCCCCGGTGCCAAACCCCGAACGGCCAAACAAATTTAGTGCCTAATCAGTGCCAAACTCCGCGCCCCTTATTGCCCCGCCTTGCCCTTGCTCATTCTCAATAAACCGCTCCAATCAGCCAAAAAATAAAGGGAATCAGCTGAAGCCGATTCCCTTTCGGTGCTCCCTGCCGGAACACCGTTTTTGCCGTTCATGGAGGCATAACACGGCTTTTTATTCCCTTGTGCCAAATGCGGGCCGAACCCCTTCTTCAAGCTCTTCCTTCGTTGCCTGTTGAATCTCCGCAAAGATACTCAAAAACTGCTCCGATAACGCGGCCTCAATTTCCGCGAGTTCGTTCCTGATTCCGGCGGGTAGTACATAGTAAATCCGCGTTGCCGCAATATGCCGCGCCGTAGCGGGTTCAATACCGGAATCAGTAAGTACCCGTTGGATTTGGCTGTGTACGCGTTCGATGACTTCGCCGACACGTTCGCGCCGGGCTTGCGTTAAATCTTCCATGCTTTGGCCCCCTTGACGGTGTAGAAACGCCCCGAACCCGCCGCGCTAAATTGAACGCCGAACTTCAAGGCCTTTTCAGTGCTGAACCCGATGCTGGTCATCTCGCCGCCGCGCTTACCCGTTGCGAACTGATCGCTTCCCGTTACCGCGTTGATTGCCCCGCCGTGCCATGCTACGTCATACCCGTAACCTGATTCCCAACCGGGAACCCAAATACTGCTACCAACGCGCCAAAGTTTGAGCCGGTACGGTATGCGGGCAAGGCCGGAGCCAACCCCGTCGGCGCTTGCAAGTGTGAGGCTATCGGAACCAAAATATATCTTGGTGGCAAGGGTTGGGCTTCCCCCCGCAAGGTTCCGAAACTCGGCGAACCATTCCAAGCAAATCAGCTCACCATCGCCCCAATCGTTGGCAGGGATTGAAACCTCAATCGCGAACACTTCGCTTGCTGTGTTGTTGCAATCACGTATTGTGACCGGGTACACTTTCGGAAGGCCCGTTGCATCGGCCTTACTGTCGAGATTGAGCGAATGAAATACTTGCATCGCGCTATCCTATGATGACGACACGGTAAGCGTTTGAGGCGGGGACCGTTGCGCCAAAGTCAACCGTTACCGTCCCGTTGCTGTTGTTGATTGAGATACGGGGGAACACCTGATCGCCCGTTGAAGCATCATACACCGAAACAACCATCGAAGCATCCGCCGCCAACCCGTGCGTGCTTTGCGCCACAGTGAACGAAGTTGCGGAGGCGTTGCCGATGGTTAGGCTATGCTTGGCAACGGCCTGTCGCGTAATCATCGCCGCCGTATGCGGCCCGTAGGTAAGCTCCCAGCGATCGGTTGATTCGTTGAACAGAACCTTCGCATCGCGCCTCGTTGTGTTGTCAGTGTCAAGCCGCTTGACGGCAACGCCGCCGTCCGAGTTTGAGCCTGAAGCGGCAACATCGCTGTTCAACAAAATTTCGTTATCGCCGATGTTGACGGTGTTGGAATCGATTGCGGTTGTGCTACCCGTTACGGTGAGGTTGCCAACCCGCAAATCAGCATAAGCGCTGTCGGCGGCGTTGCGAAGCTGAACCTCGCCCCCGCTGTTCTTGACCTTTGGCCCGCTGTTGCCTGAATCAATCTGAAAGGTTACGGAGGTTGTTCCCGTGTCCGTGTTTTGCGTGTGCCGCTTCGTCACAGCATCCGCAACGTTCGCCGCCGTTGCGCCGCCAACGCTGTTCACGGTTGCCGCAACGGAACCGGAACCGGAGGCGGAAACGTCTCCGGTTAAGGCTGTGATTCCGCCGCCCCCGCCGCCGCTCATATCTACCCAAGCGGAGCCGTTGTAGTAGTAGCTCTTGTTATCTGTTGTGTTGTAGTACACTTGCCCCCCAACCGGCGAACCGGGGGCGGAAGAAAGCCGCTGAATGACGGCGTTTTGAATCTCCGATTTAACGAAGTCAATCCCTGTTGGAAAAAGGATTCCGGCCATGATGATGTTCCTTCCTGTTTTGCTGTTTTAGTTGCAACGAATCTTCCCCGAAAACAACAACGCTCCAAAGTCAATCTCGAAGCTCGTCAGCGTTTCCGCTGATACCGCCCCGAACACCCTTGCGCCGCTGCTGTCGTATGCCTGAATCGCCGGCAACTTTCCGAGGTTGTGCGTCACCGTGAAATGACTTGCCGCCGCCGTTTGGTTGTGAACGTAAGTCAGATCGCCCGCCCCCGCTATTGGTTGCGGCCCAACCTTGACGTACCGCGTAACGGGGGCCGCGCCTTCGATGTAGATTGTCTCGGCCATTGCTGCTCATTACCCTTGCAAGATGATGGTTCCGAATAGATGCTTTCGCTTGTACGCCCCCGAATCCTCGCCGAACAACCTCCAAGTCATCCGCTCGGGGAAAAGCGCAATGTCGGCGGTTTGTGAGCGTGTCAGGCGCAAATCTACGCGCCCCAACACGGCGTTCACAACAACAACTGTGAACGGCGTTTTAGCCGCGCCGGTTAGATCAAAGAATTGGCATTGCCAACTCCAGCCGGTGAGGTTAATAACCGGGCTATCTTCCGGCGGTACGCCTTCCGCGCCTTCGCAAAATGTTAATTGGATCGTACAATCGGCCCCGCGCTGAATAGCGAAGTTTACTTCATCCGGGCGATCTATGAAAACGATTTGGTTCATCTCTTTTTGCGTTATCTTGGCCGCTGAATTGTTCGCCGGTTTACCCTTGCCGTGTGCCTTGCGGAAGCCTCACCAATATCCCGCTCCATGATATGAATTCTTCCCGCAAAACTTCTGAGTTCATCACGCATTCCGCGCAACTCTGAGACAATACCGCCGCCGGTTGCCAACGAAGTTTCGGCCATGATTCGGCGGAGTTGGTCATCCCGAAAAATCCATTCACGGTTGCCGCCCCCAAGCCGTGAAGCATCACCAACGAGGGCAAGCGTTGGTTGGTCAACTCGCCCGCCCGTACTGAAGCTCGCCAAGCTGTTGAACACCGGGGCCAACAGCGCGTTCACAAGCCCCTCGATGATTGGCTTCGCGGCGAAGGAAGCGATTAACCCGGGGATGCCGCCGAGGCCGCTGATTGAGCCTAACAGCACCTCCACGATTTTGCTTGACGCTAACCGGCGAAGCGCTCCAACAAGCACTTGGAATCCGGCGCGGAACGGGGCCTTGACGGCTTCAGGGTCGCCTTGAAAAAGGTTGCTGAAAATTTCCGTCATGTTCCCCTGTATCTCCTCACCAACCGCGCTTAATGCCTTCCCCTTATCCCTGATTTCAACATCAAGTTCATCAATGCGATCCTTCACGTCATCGGCTTCCTTTGTCTTCCCCGCCTTCCTCAATGCCTTTTCCTTTTCTGATTCCTGTTCCCGTTCAAGCGCGAGTTTTTGCAGCAACGCCTCCCGCTCCGCTTGAAGTTCCTCACCCCGAATCCGCGCCGCTAAAATTTCGCGGCGCGTTGCTGTTTGTTCTTCAAGCGCGGCCTTATCAGCCTGATACTTTTCCTCCGAAATCAGCCCCGCCTTTTGCTGTTCCTCTAACCGCCGGGTTGATTCCGAGGCCGTCGCGTCAATAGCCTTTTGGCCTATCTTTTCGGCAACCTTGAAAACGCGGGCAACGATCTGTTCTTGCTTCGCCGCCGCCTTTTCCGCAAGCGCCTGTTCCCGCTTATGCTTCCGCTCCAAATCTTTGGCTTCGCGGGCCGCCGCAATTTCCCGAAGCTCTAGTTCCTTCTGAAGAATCTGTTTTTGGAACTCAAATTGCTCCTTCAATCCCCCCGCCTGAATGACCGCAAGTTGCGCCTGATATTCAGCCTCCGAAATCAGGTCATTCGCCCGCGCCTGTTGCAGTAATTGGCGGCGGCTTTCAGCAAACGCCGCCGCTTCCTGTGTGATCTTTTCAAGATCACCTTGCAAGGCTGATTCCAAATCCTTTTCGGTACGGATGCCGAGTTGGATTTCAAGCTGAAGCTGTTCGCGCTTCAGCTGTTCAAGGTCCGCTTCCGTGATTTCAGGCAACAGCTTCAGCCGTACCTCGTTGTATTTGTTCGCCTGTTCTTGCGCCGTTGCAATAGCCTGTCGAACCAAATTTGTGGCTTGCGCTTCCTCATCGGAATCCTTCTTGAATTGGATTCCAAAAGTGATTTTCCCATCATCACCAATCGTGACCTTCCCAAGCTCTTTCAGCTTCGCAAGTTGCTGTTCCGCAAGCGTCAATTTTTCCTTCTCGGCAAGTACTTCATCAACCGCCGTTCGTTCCCGCCGTTCCGCAATTCGCAAGGCTTCACGTGACCGCGCCAACGTTGCCGCTTCGCTTTCCGTTTCCCCCTTGTACGCCTGAAACGCGGCTTGCGCTTTCTTCCAAGCTGATTCAGTTTCACCGGCGGCTTTCTTCGTTGCGCCGGTTGCCTTCTTCGTCGCTTCGGCGGCCTTCGTTGTACCCGCTTCCCCTTGCTTTACAAAGCCTTGAACTTGGTTGATGAACCCAAGCGTACCTTGAACGAATTGGTTGGCCTTCTCGGTTTCCACACGTTCATTAAAGCCTTTGTTATATGCGGTTGCTACCTTCTCACCGAAGCCGCTAAAAGCATCGATTGCCGCCGAGATGTCGAAGTTCGAGACGGCATCGATAAACGCGCCAACCGCCGCCCTGACTACCCCGAAGGCTTCCCGTAAGCCGTTCAACACATCCTTCAGCGTCAAGACAAAATCCATCACGCCCTTAACCGCGCCCTTGACGAATTCAAGAACCTTTGCGAACAAATCGCCCGCATCTTTTGCGCCAACGAAGCCCGCGATTAAATCCCCGAGAGCTGACCAAATAGCGATCAGCGATTGCAACACTGACTTCACAGCAAAGCCCAACACCTCGCCAAACAATCCGGCAAACGCGCTCACCACTTGAGTGATTGCCGCGAACGCCGGTTGCAGCTGTGTGAGTATCTGCTGGATGACCGTGGCGAACGTTTGGATGACGGGCGCAATAGCCGTCACAACCGCGCCGAAAACTTGCGCCAACACTTGCACAACAAGCAACAGCGGGTTAAACGCAAGGGCAAGGGGAATAATGATTGAAAGGAGTTCGGCAACGATTCCGATGATTGGCGCAAGGGCTTTCAATAGGCTATCAACAGCCGGAAGTAATGCCGAAATAAGCGGACCAACGATGGCAACGATGCTTTGCGCGAGTGATTGAAGCAAGGTTCCCAACGGGCCGGCGATTGCTTGGATGAACCCGCCGAGCGAGGTTGCCAACCCGCCAATCAGCGCGGCTATTGGGCCAAGCAATGTTTTCACGGTATCAGCAACAGGAACAAGAAGGCTAATCAGCGCGGGCGCAATCTTCGCAATCGTTCCCGTGATGATTTCAGCTATTGGCCCAATCGCTTCGCCAATCTTCCCAATCGCGGCAACGAATTCAGGGCTTGCAAGGACATTGTTGATTTGCCCCAACGCGCCCTTCACTGATTCAAAAAGAGGCTTTCCCAAGTCACGAAGAATCCCGCTTGCCGTATCCTTCAGCGTTGACAATTGCCCCTCGAACGTTTGCGAAAGCGCGTTCATCCCTCCGCCAAATTTCTGTTCAGCAATCTTCACAGCGGCGGCCATCGCTTCAGGCAACGGGCTAACCAAACTCCCCGCCTTATCAAACTGAATTCCAACCCCTTGAAGCTGTTCCTTCGTCACAATACCAAGTTCCTGCAATCGGGATATCGCCTCACCTGTTGCGCCCGTTGAAAACTTGCCGAACGTCACTGCCAACTCGTCAAACGGAACGCCAACACCGGCGGCAATATCGCCGATGACGGTTCTGAGCTCCGTTGCTGTTTTGCCCGTCAACTTCAACGCCTTATCACCTTGCAAGCCGAAGCCAATCAACACCTTTTCGGCCTTAATCAGCTCCGGCAACTCGAACGGCGTTTCAGCCCCAAACTTAGCCAACTCCTTCAGCCGCTCCTCGGCCTTATCAGTCGAACCCAACAGCGTTCCAAGTTGGGTTTTGAATACTTCCATTTCAGCGTTGGCCTTGACCATTGAGGAACCCACCTTCAGCACCCCAACACCAACAGCGGCAAACGCCCCGGCCTTCACAACGCCGGAAAGTTTGCCAAACTTTTCGCCGGTTTCCCCCGCCTCATCGCTCACCCCTCGAAGCGCATCACGGGCGCGGCGGGCTTGGTCAACAAGGCCTTTCAATGCGGCAAACGCCCCCCCGGGGTCAACGTTGATCTTACCGCTTGCAGATACACCCTTCAGGGCAACCTTGAACTTAGCGGCAAGCCCTTCAGCTTCACGAAATGACTTGGCCATTGAAGACACGTCAAACGCCTTCACGCCGCTTGAAATGCCTTTGATCTTTTCACGAAGGGAACGAACAAGGCCGTTCACTTTTGCCGCGTCAAGTTCGGGGCCAAATTTGATTGCTATCTGAAGGGATTGAGCCAACGTTATTCACCTTTTTTTGTGTGCCGCAATCTTGCGGCAATGAACCTCAATTGCTGTGACGGCATCCCAAACCCAAAGCCGCCGCGCCGCTTCAACCTTCGTAAAATCCCAGTCAGCGATTACCCAATAAAGCGCGTGATCTTTCGCCTCCCTCATTCGCCGGAATTGCTCATCGGCTCGGTGTAATCGTTGGATTCGTTCAACCTCTCGGCGGGCGCGTTCCCGCTTAGCACTTGCATAGCCTTCGGGTTCTCCGAAGCTAACTCGATGAGCGGTTTGAGTTGCATTTTCAATTGCCGAAGCGATGCGGTATCGACAAGCCCCGCTCTGTCGAAAAAATCTGATTTGCAATCCTCCATCAACCGTTTGAAATCATCCCCGCGCAATTGCTTTTCTATGAACTCTTGAACGCGATCCACACGCGTTGCATCATAGCCAACGAAGCCCGCGCCTTCGGGTAGCTGCTCAATAAGCAAGTGGCTGAAGGCGCGGCTAATCCAATTTGTGCCGCCCGTCATCTTCACATCTTCAAACCGCCCCGGCGGGTTCTGAAGCTTTTCTTGCGCGTAGCTAAAAACGGCTTCCGCGTGCATCACTTGCGCGAACTCCAAAAGGTCAAAATCGTACACGTAAACCTTGCCGTTTTTGCCTGTGAATGTTTGCCGGAATCCAACCGGCGCTTCTGAAGTTTCTGCCATTGTGTGTGTTCCCTCTTTTTGTGATTATGACCAACCGGAAATTTCTGTAAAGTGTGCCTTTGCTGATTCCCCTTCCGCGTTCCGCTTCGTGATAATATCAACGCTGTAAAGCCCCGTGATCTCCAACGTTAAACGGCCCCGCTGTTCCGTTGATTCTATGCTCCAAGTCACATGGTAATCCGTTACCCAACCGCTTGTTCCATCGAACCCCAACTTCATCTCCCCCCCCGCCGTTTGACCTTCCGCCGCCTTCAAATGCAATTCCGCTGAAGTGATAACCTGAAGATCAAGGGCTTCAAAGATTCCAAGCAAGGTTTCATAATTGGTGAAGGGGATGACCATTGTTGCCTCTAGCTTGCGGGCAACAACGGTTAGCCCGCCCCGGTCATTGGGCTGTGTGATTGGCACGAGCCGCCAGTTGGAATCAGCTTCAAGGCATTGGAATTTTATGTTGGTCAAGGTTACGGCATTCACCGTAACCTCGTGAACCGGAATCAGCCGAACATCTGTGATATCGCTAAAGGTTGGCATTGCTTTTTTACCCTGTTACCGCCGCCGCTTTTCAATCAGTGTGAGCGTGTAGGAAGGGAGGAGTTTGTTCCCTTCGATGAATTCAACGGGGGAAACGCCGGAGCCAACTGTGACTTCCGCGAAGCTGTTATCGTTGGGAACCGTCAACCCCGAATCATTCGCAATAAAACATTCTTCGGCTTCCCAAAAGTTGTCCATGAACTGAAGGTTTGTCAGCCCGTCAACAACCGCCGTATCGGCAAGCAAATTTGCGCCAACGGTTATTTCGTATTGGTAGCGCTTGCTAAGCAAATGTTCCAACCGGGTTCCCCGAAGCGTTATCGCTTCTTCGCGTTCGGTGAGGGAGCGGCGGTAGCGAGTGAGCAACACGAAACGGCGGCTTACAGCAACGCCGCCGTTCTTGTACCGAAGCCAACTTATTGAGAGCGTAGCAGGCATTTTTTTCTATTCGATGACGAAGTTACAACCGGGTCGGATGAACAGGACTGAAGATGATTCCATCAGCCCTACCTCGAACACGTACGTTCCTGAAGTTGCAGGCGGCGCGGTTCGCGAAATGTTTACGGAACCGTTAGAGAGGAATACCCGGTCGTTCTCGGCGGAAAGCGCAATCGTTGTTCCGATGTTGATTCGCCCGTTCTTTTGAACGGTGATTGAGCGAACCCCGGAAGTAAGGTTGCTTGCCGTCATCGCTATACCCTGAAAAAGCCCGTAATGAGCCGCTATGGGCCGCGCTTTGTAGGCCAATCCCTCAATCAGTACAACCGCCGCAAATTGCGGAATCTCCTCGCCAACATCATACTGTTGCATAAACAAGCTCCGCCGAACTTGGCTTTGAACCGGAAGGTTTGAGCCGCGAACATCCGCCGGTGGATCGTCATCAATCGTTGCCCCTGAAGGGTCCTGAAATTCGTTGAACCGTGAAGCCCTGTGAAGCGTCAATTTGGTTTCCGTTCGCCCCCGTGTGATGCTAACCGCAACGTACCGCAAACCGTCAAGCGTGAAGTAACGGCCAAGTTTTAGGTTGCGCCAATCACTAGCCCCGCCAACCGTTGCGCGGAAGGAACACAGGCCGCCAACGGTTATTTCGTATTGCTGCTCGTATTCTATTTCATCGCGCTTCAAAACGTCATTCACGTAATCAGCAAGCCCTCTGTAAGTTTTCACGCCGGTGAAGGGATAGCCGCCGCCGTATTGAACCGCAATTGCCGCAACAGGCCGCCAAGTATCAAGGCCTTCAACACCTACTTCGCCCGTAGCATCTGAAGGCCCTGTTGCCTTCAAATAGATTGCCGTGTGGCATCCTTCCCGGTTGTATTCCTGCCAATGGTCCGAACCGTTTGCTGGGTCAGCCAAGTACGCCCGCGCCGTTGGGGAATCATACCAAACCGCGTTGTGTGGAATCAGCGCACTGAACCCCGTTTCATCGAAGTGGTATCCCGCATCCGAGCCGCGATCCTTTAGCATACACCAAGTAACCGAGACCGTAAGCGGCAACTGATCGCCCTCTTGGGCCTTCGCCGGTTCAAAATCTTGGTCAAGCCCCCCATCGAAAAAATACCCGTGTTCACCTTCGCGGCAAAGGAACATTGCGTTGCCAACAATCGGCTCGTTCTTCTCCGGCGCAACAGGCGCAAGATCAATGTTGGCATCTAACGCATCGCGCAAAAACACCTCCGTTGATTCAACCTCGCTTCGCCGCCGGAAGCTCATGTTGGCGGCGGTTGGTGAGGTAAATTCAAACACCGGGTAAAGCGCAAAATTCCAAGCCAACGCGTAAATTAACTCGCTAAGTGTCTTGTACTTCAGCCAACTGAAATCCGTTGATTCTGATTCCGGTTTCAATAGCCGCCAACTGACAAACATTGCGCCCATTGACATGCCCCCAATTCGTAGCAACCTCCCCGCGCCGCTCCAAACCCCGTGGGGTATCGGCCAAGCCGTATGAGCAACGTTCAAGCAATAGCGCAACTTCGGGCCGGAAGGCACGGGTTGGAACGGTTGGAATATTGCGGGCCAAGCGAACAGATCCGTCGGTGATTCAAGAAGCGTGATCGTGATTCCTGTTCCAACGGCGGCGGCGTTAAGAAGCCGCTGAAGAAGCGCCCCAAGATCAACAAGGCTTGCAAAGCGCACTTCACGATGGCCCGCCGGGTCATAATCCGGCGCTCCTGCCAAGCGGCGGAAATATGCCAAGCGGTCCAACACGTTGGCCGCAAACCAAGCCGTATCGGCCTCAATAGCTTCAATCAGTGTCGGCAAATCTTTGTTCAACAGTTCCGCCGCATCGTACGTCGTTGCCGTACATGACCATTCACGAAGCGGCGCAATTGCCGTTGCATATTCAGCCCCTTCCCAACGTAAATCTTTCGCGCTCATCTTCGGCGTGACTACACCAAAGAAAGCGTAATCAGCAAGAACAACGGGGGAAGCCGGGTTGATGAACCGGGCGCAAAACCGCTTGGTTCCTGAGTTGCGGGCGGCAAGAACAAATTCGTACGCCGATAAATCGCTCGCCGTAAGTATTGCCGCGCCCAACAGGCTGAAGCGAAGTTCCGCCGGTGAAAAAACGCCCGCCTTCGTATCAAGGTCCTCGGCTGTTTCCTCAAAGAAAAACACATCCGTTTCAATAGCCGCCGCAAGGTCACTAACGGCTTCTTTCGTGTCACCTACAACAAGAACATCGGTTACGGTTCCAAACCCGTCCTCGTAGTACGTGCGCGTCGTTTTATAGGCTGTTGGCATACAGGTTCACCAAGATATCGCAACACAAAGGGGCGCGAATATTTCGCGCCCCTTTGCCTCTAAACTCTCCCTCGCTTCGGGGCTTTTTTTGTTGGGCTATTTTTGAACAATCTCACCTTTCAACAGCGTTGGCCGATCGCCTGCAACCAATGCCGTGAACGTAATGGAATCCGTTGCGGAATCCCGCCCCGCCTCTGTGAGCGCGCCGGGCGCGAACAGTACGGCGGTATCGCCTGTTCCCCCGTTGGTTGCGTAGGATTTGCCGGTGAACTCAATCGCCAACTCGGAAATCGCGTTGCCTGCTGGTTTGTGTTCAACCGTGCTTGTGACGTTGCCGAGGAGGTAGTAGAACGCGGTTGTTCCATCGGTTGTCACGCCGTGACTTACCGCAATGATTAGCGGTTGCCCGCGTTGCGCGGCCCACCAAGCAATTTCGGTTGGTGTTGTACTGAGTACGGTAAACGAAAATTTGTCAGCGTTGGAACCCGAGCCGCTTGTTTTTTCCGTACCGTCAACAATATTGATCTTCTTCGTGATCTTCGGCGTGACGTAGGTGTATCCGTTGATTCCTTCGATGCTAATATCTTCAGCATTGGCGGCGGCTTCTGAAGCCGCATAAACAACGGCTAAATCCTTTATCCAGTTGAGTTTCTTAGCCGTTCCCGCTCCTGATATATTCCCGCTTGTGAGCGTCAACGGAAGGGCCGCAAGAACACTTTGGCCCGCCTTCGTTCCTTTGGGGATTTCAATTGGCATGATTAACTCCTGTTCCTGTTGTGTTGGTTGTTAGTCTCGTTTTATGCAAACCCGAAGAAGCATCTTGCTGTTGGCTGTGAACGTAACCGCCGCGCCGCAAATAAGTATAACCCAAAGCGAAGTTTCTGTTGCCGCCGCTTGGAAGGGGAAGCCTAACATAAACTCGTGGGTCGTAGCTGTTCCGGTTACTAGGTCATAAAAGGTGTTGTTCATATCTTCATGAAGAGCGATATCAGCAAGCGGCCCCGTGTAGGTCATTGCCGCGTTAATCGCCGCCGGGGTGAATGATTTCTTGAAAAAGGCAAAATTCGTTGTTGGATGTTGCGCCGCGCCGCTTCCCGCTTTTTCATACAGTTGGAGATAAACCACCGAACCCGTTCCCCCTGCTACTGCAACCGCGTTTGGCAATTCTATTAACGGGCTCATAACATCACCAACGGCAAACGCGTTCGTATCGAGCGTCCATTCGTAGTCAATAACCACGTGGTCATCGCCCGAATAATCCAACTTTGTGTCGCGACTAATGTAACTCATAACTCCCTCGTGATCGTGATGTATGTTGCCCCGCCGTTATCCACCTCCGCATCGCTTGTTACCCCGTCGTAATCAGCAACCTTCACTTCGAGGTAATCACCGGCCATGAAATGAACAGGGATTGAGATGCTACCGGCCCAATTTCCCGCGTCGTCATAGAGCAACTTGAACATTCCAAGCGGTACGGCAACGCCGCTCTTCCAAACCTCACCAAAGAGCGAGCCGCCGGCGATTCCTGTTCCTATTGCCACAACTTGCGCGTGAACCGTGTGTACGCCCGTTTCCAAGATGAACACCTTCGTTGCCCATGCATCCGTGTCGTGTGCATAGCTTTCAGCATCAAACAGCCCGCGCCGATCCCACTTGATAGCTGTTAAGGTTGCGCTGTTGATGTTCGTTCCGGTAATGTACCCCGCCGAAAGATGACAATTGCGGCGGCGCAAGGTTCGCCGTGATAGCTGTGAGATCGCAACCTTCAGAAGCCGCAACAGCGGGGCCAAGTTGGTTTCCGCAATCTCAATTGGCCCCGCTGTTTCTTGGGCTGATTCCGTGTTGTACTTCCTGAAAAGATTCATTCGGCGCGGCCTTAAAATTCAAACACCCGGTAATGAAGCCCCAAGCCTATGAACGGCCCAAAGCGGGCTTGAAGATTTCCGTTCGGGTCCTGTGTGATTGCGCCCCCGTAACCGGTGCTGATTCCAAGCGACCAACGGCTTGGTTCCGGCGGGAACCCAATGACGGTTTCACGGAGCCGGAGGGCGGTATCAGCGCGGGGGCGGAAGTCATAGCTAAACAGGTTTTCAGGGAAGCGGAAGGTGACGCGCTTCAGTGTATCACCGGAGGCAAGTAGCTGATTCGTATCAACGGCCTCGAATGGCGGCGACAAATAGGCTGTGTCGCGTTTTTCAATCAAAACCGTATCGAACACCGTCTCGGGCCTGAATCTTCGCACACGAACGATCTGTGGGGCTATGGAATCACGCACGGTAACGGGGCGGCTGTGAATCTCTCTCACCGTGTCCCGAATCACCAGCGGCGGTTGGAACCCGGGCCTATTCCCCGCGCCCCCGCCGCAAGCCCAAAGGCTAACCAAGAAACCAACGGCAACACCAAGCGCGAACTGAAGCCAATGAACATTTGTCACGCCGCCGGCCCCCGCCCTGTTGGCGCAACACGAAGCAAAACCAAGAACCAAGTTTTGGGGCGAACGCGCCGCCATTGCCCGTCGCCGTCACGCTGTGAACCGCGCCGCCCGCTTGACGTGTTGCCGCCAACCGTTGCAACCGTTGCGCCGTAATCAGCAACCGCAAGTTCAACATGACCGGGCCAAAGCCGCCCAAGATCGCCCGCTGTTTCGCCGCCCCGTTTGGCGCAAAGAACGTCACCCTTCATAACGCTGATTCTTTCCGCGCCAACGATGCCACGAAGGCGGATGACTTGAAGGCCGCTTCCCGCTTGCAACGCGAAGCGAACTTGCGCCGAAACCGAAGCCGTCCGCAACAGTGGGTTCCTCACCCCAAGCGCCGCCGCCGCCGCGTGATAGCTGAAGAAGGCGGAAGCCATGCACCAAGAAGAGCCAACAGGAACACCGGCCAAGCGGTTGATCTTATCAATGAACGGGCTTCGGTTATAGCCCCGGGTTTCGCGCTCACCAACGTACTGAAGCGCGGTATCAACAGCCGCCGAAGCAAGGCCGCTATTGGTTGCGGCGAGAAGGGGCTTAGAAGCCGCCACAAGGGGCTTAGAAGCCCCCGGCAAGAGCAAGAGCAAGAGCAACCCAAACAAGGCCGATATATAGGGCCGTACCTTGCGCCGTGTGAAATATCTGTCGGTCAACATCTGTTCCCCTCGTTAGCCAAGTGAATTGATAAAGCGTTGCGCAAACAATCAGCAACGCGGCGTTCAACAGCTTGTTCCCAAGCGTCAACAGATCAAGGCTTCCGGTTGCAAGGGCAAGGGCAAGCAATGCCGTTGTAATGCCAAGAAGCCAAAGGCCAAGTTTGTTGTGGTTCATCATATTGGCGTGCGTTATTTTCTTGGTGAGGCAACAGGCCGCTTGCGGGCAAAAATTTTTAGAGCCGTCATCGCTTCGGCAAGCGCTGATTCCAACAAGGTGTTGTTCTGTTTAAGGGCTTCATTCGTTCGCAAAAGTTCTTGCCGAATCCCTTCGGCAATTCCTCTGAATTCAGCCTCCAACAACGCAAGCCGGTGTTCCGTAGCAACGTGCCGTTGCTCATTCACCAACGCCTCATCGTGCCGCTCTCTAGCCCGTTCCCGTTCGTGCCGCTTCACGGAATCACTGAGTTTGATAAAGGCAAGAACTGAGGCAAGGCACGTTGCTATCGCTCCAAACACACTCCAATCCATGCTTGCCACAATCCTTGCCGTTTTTATAGGTAAAGGTCATTCGGGATGATGACCGTAAAGCCGTACCACCAAACCCCTTTTTCTTCCCTGATTAACTCATCGCTTTGAACGTAAATTTTGCGCCAACCACCCGGTTCAATGTTGAACAGCGTCAAGGCTTGAATCGCTGCCTCCATGATTTCAAGAACGCCTTGATGACCTTCCTTTACCCGAAGGCTTCGCGCCCCGCAAAGAACCGTCACTT